TAGCTTTTACTTTATGGTAACATGCGTCTTTAGGCATAATATCTCCTTTTCTTTATTTTCCAACAAGTGCAAAAAAATTCTTTTTTCTTACATTTGTGGCATACTTTAATTGGTTCACCCCTTACGACTTCTCCTTTTTTTAGAGGCACAATGTGCTCTTTCAGAAAACCCTTTAGGTCGTTTACAATCGATCCGCCTCTTCCTAGCACTACTCCACTTTGAGGAGCGTTTTCCAGGAGATTTTGTTATCTGTTTTGATATCGATCCCCGCGAGATTGTCATCCTCACCCTTTCTTCTCATAAAATCTGCCCACAATACTGTTATCATTTCGTTGTTTTCTTTAACTTTTATCTCAGTAATTGCAGTTCTTTTGTCTACATTAATTAATGTTAAGCATATCCATGCCATCGCTCCAGTCGCTGAAGTCACAATAACACCTGTAATTATCTGTTTTATGTTTAACATTTCCATCTTCTTCTTGCTTGTCTTAACCTACTATTAGGATTCTTGGCTGCTTTAGGGAACTTTTTCATCTGACCTGCACTTCTTGCACAGAATGACTTTCTTCTTTTTGCAGCTTTACTCCCAGCTTTAACTTTACCAGTAACGGCAGTTTTTAATTTACTGCCTGGATTTTCTCTTCGATAACGAGCAACCCCAGCCTTTGTCATTCCCGCCCCAGACTTAGTAGAGCGAAAATACTTTTTGGTCTTAGGAGGTTGCTTGTCTCTTGTTCTAGCCATTACGATAAGAATATAGTGAGCTTGTTACCACTGCCAGTAAAGGCAGACAGATATGCACCACTCTCTGCTAATATACCATTATCTGGAATATTAAGAGTGTGTAATCCAGTTGGAAAACTTTGCACTATCAAGTTACTTCCACCATTACCATCTGTTATGGTAAGAGCGCCCGCAGAATTACCAAATACTACTATTTGTCTTATTCTTGATCTTGCAGGCCCTATGATAGCTGCAGCATCTCCTTGATCTACATTAAAGGCTTTTACGTCAGATCTTGTTCCAGCCATTTATATCTCCTATTATTGGTCAGCGAAAGCTGGAGCAGTCGTTGATGTAGCATTACCAAATATCTGATAATTGGTTGTATTTAGACCCATGATAGTAACATCAAATCCAGCAGGAACATTAAATTGGATACTACTGTTTGAGCTACCATTTGAAAATACAGAACTAATCGCATTACCGTCAGTATCTAAAAATGTAATACCACCAATATAAAAATTAGTATTTCCTGGAGTAATTATTATAGCGTCTGTTGCGTCAGCGGCTCCACCAGCATACACAAATCTAAACATAGACCCAGCTATAGGTGCTGGAAGTGTGTATGTATTATCTTGACCACCATCTGGTACAAGTAAAACTCTACCACTATGAGTAGCATTTGTAAGAGTTACGTTACCATCAGATAAACTAACTGGTGCTCCACCAAGAGTTGTTACCTCTGTAATGGTTCCGCTAGTTGCATCTTTACTGATTGTTTTAATTGTGCTTTCAGATCTAATAGGACCTGAGAATGTTGTATTAGCCATGTATGTCTCCTTGTCTTGGCTGTTGTCGAAGTTAATTCTTCGTCAAGGTAGTTTTATTATACATAAAAAAAGGGCGACTGCAAATAGTCGCCCTAAAAAAATATTTAAATTTTTTATGCTCCAGGTGAACCGAATAGTGAACGAGGATCTGAGAAGCCGAAAGAATATCTCTCTCTTGCTTTATATCTCATGTTCCCAGTGTCAAAATCTGGATCCATTGCTGTTGCCATTGGCATCCTTTCGAAATGCTTAAGACCATTAGGTGCGTCTGTCTTAATGAAAAACGCATCTGTGTCAGTCAAATAATCGTTGATGACATAGCCATTAGGTAACATTCCCATGTTTCTAATAGCATTAGCATCATTATCTGCTGTTCCAGGTCTTAACTGAGAGTTAAGTAATCTCTCTGCGACAAACTGTAGTTGTCTCGGAATAATTAACTTCATTCCTCTTAGAGCGATAATTAAACCTCTCTCATCTACAAAGCCTGCAATCTTAATCAAAGCATCTTCTAAAGATGTTTCGTTTAAGTCTGCTGCAACAGTTGGCTCGTTAGCAAAAGTCCCACCATTTGTTAATGGGTGGTCTGTTGCTAGTAATGCTTTACCATCACCACCAGCAGTTGCTCCAGCAGTAAACGCATTATTTAATACGTTTGCAGCTTTCACTTGCTTTGTATGTGCCATTGACCTTGCAAGTGCTCTCGTATAACGAGCAGATAGCTTATCGTAAAGGTTATCCTCTACAGCCTCTTCTGTTATTGAGAAAGCCATTGCCACAGTCTCATGGTTATATCTTGAAGTGTAGGCTTCGTTTGCATCATCAAATGTGACACCAGAACCTTCTTGCTTAGTAGGCGCTGCTCCGAAACCACTTAACATGACCTCTTCTTCAAAGGCTCTATCTGATGCCTCTGTGTCGAAGATTTCTGCATGTTGACCTTCATACCTATTATACTCCATACCAAAGAGGGCGTTTAAACCAGGCTCTAATTCTTTGGCGAGTTGTGCTCTTGAAATAGCCATATTACACCCTCCTTAAGATGCAGTAGCGTCAACATCCGAAGAGTTTAACGCATGGTTGTTAATTTTAACTATGTATGAAACACCAGCAGCACTATGGTCAGCATTAGTTACATCTTCATGGATACCTAAAATCATTAATGGGTTTGAAGTATCTGTATCTTCTGCGGTAGATATATCTATCTGTGCAGTAGAAATACCAGTAGTAGTGTTTCCACCAGTACCACCCTCGATTTCAGCTGTCTTAAAAATGTCAGCTTTTGCTGTCGCTCTGTCAGTGTTTGTGCCATCACTTGCGATAATAAATCTCTGTGCTGGATCATCATACACAAACCCTTTGATGTCAAAGTTAGTATTAGCTGACCCACTTCCAGGCCAGGTATTGCTAAACTTTAACTTGCCAGTAGTTGCATCCACATACTCACAGCCTGCGAATACACCTAGTAGCTGAACTCCATCACAAGTAGCCGTAGCGATCTGAATCGTGCCACCAGTTAATTCTGCTCTGACTGGTGAACCTTGAAAAATCGCGGAAGCATCACTTGCAATAAAGTATTGACTCGTACCTTGAGTCGCTGGACTAGAACCATGTTTTCCAACTGGTTTTAGACCAAAAGATACATTGGCATTTGCCATCTTTAGCTCCTTTTAGTTACTCGGTATTAGAAGCGTTCATTTTGCTTCCTTTACCGAAGGTTACACGACTTTGCCTATCTGGTTTATGGATAGGCATAGAGGGATGTTGCTCCCTCATCAAGTTTTCATCCACGGCTGTCATTTGATTGCGGGTCTGCTCCCGAAAATATTCAGTTCTCTCTTGTACCGTTTCTGTGGGTATTCGTGCCAACATTAAACCACCGACACCTATTATCCCTTTGTTTTTACCCTCTTCAATAACTGGATACTTTGCAGCTTCGGCTCCGTATTCGTCTGCCCTAACTGGTTCCCATCCTTCTCTCATTCTGGAAAAAACATTAGATTTATCATCTTCACCACGAAGGGCGGTTCTGATCCATCTATGTTCAAACCCCTCTGGAGGAGGAGGTGCATCCAACTTTGCTGGAGGTTGCCAAGGTTTTCTCCTTGTGTTATTAGCACGATTTGTGGCTTCTCGTGAAATTCTGTTCGTAGTCATAATTACTCCTTCACATGCTTTGCATATTCTTCTAATGGGACACCTAATCTTTTTGCTATCGCTATCTGTGATGGCGTTAGCTTAACTGTCCTTTTACCTCTTGTAGCTGATCTTGAAGCTGTTGCTCCAGCAGATGCAACTCTAGGAGTAGAAGACTGCGTTCTCGTATCCGAGAACTTATGTGGAAATTCTGTTCTCATCCTTCTATCAAGTTCAGTATAGTAGTCTTCACTGTTCGGGTCAAACCCTTCTTGCTCAATTAATGTCTTATGAACACCAAAAGCAGCGTAAGTCATAGTCTGATCTTGACCAAACCACTCGTTTTGTTCTGCCCATTTTTCGGCTCTAGGGTCTGGTTTTTGAGGTTGAGCTTGATTTACCGCTTGTTGAGAAGTATTGTTTCTTGAATTTGCTTCTTGAGTTTTTGCTTGCTCTTCTCTTTGTGCTTTCATTTTTTTGAGGTTGGCTTCTTCCATAGCTATTCTAGCTACGTTCTGTTGTGCCTCGTACAAAGCGTCTGCATCTCCAGACTCTAAGGCTTTTTTATATGCCTCTTTTGCTGCAGCTGCTTGAGCAGTTACTCTATTGTCAAACTCTCCGACATAGTTAGTATCTAGCTTATCTAATCTTGCTTTGAGTTCTTCGTTCTGTTTTTTGATAGATTCTGCATAAGTGATTGCAGATTGTTTCTGTCGTTCTTCTTCACGAAAACGGTTCGTAAGTTTTGAAATACGCTTTTTAACGGTTTCAGAATACTCTGAAAGATCCTCGTCACCAGTGACTTCCTCACCTTGGGTTGTGCCTTCGGTATCTCCGACAACTTGACTTGTTTCTTGGGGGGTCTTCCCCTCTTCTTCTGGGCCATCTACTACCTCCACTTCTTCAAATAGTTCTTCTTGTTTTTGTTGTTGCATACATTAAGCTCCGTATGATTTGATGTCATCGGGATTGACAATGGTTGCAATGACTTCATCGTCATTGATAATTCGCACTTCTCCACCCTCTATCTGGAATCTAGAACCAGCGTAACGACCAATACATATCCAGTCGCCCTCCTTACACCAAGCTCCATCTTCTCCAAATTTGTCTAAATCTTTATATGCTAGTGGGCCTACTTTAACCACATACGCTACAACTGTAGCTCTAGCTTCTTTATCTCTTACAGAATCTGGTACATGCACACCACCCTCTGTTGTTTCTTTACCCATGTAGGGCATAACAAGTAACCTCCAACCAGTCGGTTGTGGTACTCTGTCTTTTAATGATAATTTTTTTGCTTCTTCATCTGCTTTTTTCTTAGCTTCTTTTTGTCTAAGAACATATTCAGGCACTATTAATGTCATCGTCTGTCTTCTCCAGCAGGGTTCTTAATTGATCTAGTGCGTAGGTTAGACCCTGGATTTCACCTACCATTGCTTTGTATGCTTCCATATCAGAAGCATTACCGCTTGTTAAAGCCATACTAATGTCTTCAATACGAGTATTCAAGGCTTTTTTATATTTATGTAAAAAATCTGTGACTTTCATTAGACGTTATCTAAATTTATAAAAGTCCCACTGTCATCAAAAGGCTTTGCATTTAATGTTCTATTTATAAAATCTTGATTAAATCTTCCAAACTGTTGTTGTCTTAAACTAGGACTTGATGCAAATACATCTCTTGCAAAATCTCTTTTTTCTCTGTCTTCTTCTGTCGGAAGAGCAGAAGAGACACCAACTGGATCTGTTATTTGTACTTTACTTATTGGTGCTATTGGATTTGTTTCTAAATTTGAAGGTATTAATTGTAAAGCATCTGCAACATTTCTATCCACATCTTGCATTTGTTGTGGTCTTACACTTGCTATGCCAGTGTTCATTGGCATTGAACCAAAAGTATTTTGTCCCATAACATCTACAAGTGGTCTGTCTCCGTAATCGTATTTTTCTCGTATAATTGCTGCCTCTGGCATATTCATGGCATTTGTATCAGTTACAGTTCTTTGTGGTCTAAAACGATCCATAAAATTTGTAAATCCTTGACCTATTTCTTGTAAACTAGGAAGTTTGATGCCTGCTGTTGCATCTTTAGCAAAATCTCTACCCTCTGAAAATATATTCCCAAAAAAATTACCTATACCTGTAGCTATTCTTGCAACAGGTCCTTCTTTAACAGCTTCTGGTATGGTTTGTTGTAAGATTCTTTCCACTTGAGAATTAAACATGGGTCTAACCATATCAGCTTCACCAAGATCGGTAGTCATAAACTCACCTGGTATTTGTGGTCGTAAAGCTGCTGGAACCATTACTCCACCCGTACCACCTAAATTAAGAGTAGGATCTATTCCCCTTCTTATATCTATAGCTGCTGCAAAAGCTGGGTCATAAACTAAATTAGAACCTCCTCCTACATTGGTAATGTTAGTACGATTCCCACTACCTAACGCTGGATTTATAATTGAAGATAGACTATCACCGTCATCACCCAAACCCACATCAACAAAATTTCCACCACCAAACATAGTTGTGACTGGAGCCATCTCGCTGGTGCTAAAGGCTTGATCTTCACCGAAGTCGCTGATATCGTAGGCTTCGTCAAAACCTCCAAAGTCAAAACTGTCTGGCTCAGCCACTAATAAACTCCTTTAAATCCAGTTCCTTTTACGGCTGCACCAGTTCCTCTAGCGACACCACCTTTACTCATTTTCATAGTGCCACCTTTTTTCTTGAAACCCATTTTGTTTCTAACTTCTGTAGGTAATTTTCTTAAGCCTGGGTTCTCTGATGCTGGAGGAAGTTCTTTCAAAGCACCACCATCTTTTTTACTTGTAACTAACTTTCTTATTTTCTTTAAAGCATCTTCTGGACTAATGCCTCCAGAAGTAGAAGCGTTTACAATATTTTTAAACTGACCTGCTTTTGCCTGCATAGATTTATCTTTATTGATTCTAGTGATTTTACCGTCTTTTGCAGAAACCTCAGCATCTTTGCCCATCATTTTATCTAACATTTTTTTCTGACCAGGCATTATAAAAGGTGCATTACCCGTTGGCTTCTTCTTATCCTTCTTAGGTTTCATTTTTTCTTTCATTCTTTCTTTTGCACGACTTCTGTCAGTTTTTCTTTTAGGTACTATTTCTATAGACACATACTTCTCCAATACTGTTGATCCACCGTCTTTTAACTTTCTGCCTTTGTTAATAAGACCTTTGGCTTTATTGTATGATAAACCCATATCATTTGCAAATTGTTTAATCCGTGTCATGTTCTTGCTCTCCTAATTGCTTCTTTACCTTTTTTAAAAATACTAGCTACTTTTGACTTCCCCATTACCTTTGCTCTTTGCTCACCGACTGTAAGAATTTGTATCTTTCTCGCAAAAGGTTTATTGATTTTCTTAACTTTGGCAACAGTTGCTCTGGCATCCGCCTCCGTAGCAAATTTAATTCCAACCGTGTCTTTAGGGTTTTCATCCGTATATAAGCGTCTGCCAGAACCCTTCGGCTTTTTTCCAGTTCCAACTTTAGGATCTCTCTTTTTTTTAGTCATCGTGTGTATCCTTAAATGTCTAAATAAATCTTGTGTTATTTTTTCATGTTCTCCCTAGCCACACCTTTTGACTTTTCAAATGACCGCATCCCTCCGAGTCCTAGTAACGAAAGAGTTAAGGTCATAAGTTCACCCGTGGCTAGTTTTGGCAAACTTATTTCAGGCATCCATATCATAGTTGCCCATTCTGCAATGGGCATAATAAAAAATTGAGTTAGTAGACCGAGAGCACAGATCCACATTATGGCGGGGCGGGCTCCTGCTACAAATATTGAAGGGTGTTTCGCCTGTTCAGCATTTGCAGCTATCTGACCTTTTGCCAGTTCCTGGGCATGGCGAGAGGCAAGAGTTGCCAAGTCATGTGCCAATTTGTTCTTTTGGTCTTTGTCCTCTATAAATTTTCCAAGCAACTTTGTTGCTGGACCTATTAAGGCTTGTATCATTTTCCACTCCTAT